CAAAATAAATTAGTTTTGTTTATATATTAATATGAAGCTAATAGGCACAAACGGAAATAAGACCTTTAAGATAATACCAAGACAATATATCAATGGTGGTATAACAGTAAATCTTACAAGCGAAAGTACTGGTACAAACGTAAACTTAACTCCTACTGCATCAACTGATGGTAACTATATGAGTTTTGATGCGGTTTTTGGAACGCTAACAGAAGGCGATTTTTATATATTAGAAGTTAAAAACGGAACTAGTGTAATATACAAAGACAAAGTATTTTGCACAGACCAAACAATAAACCAAACTACTAACGATTACTACTCTATTAATAAAGATGAGTATGTACAAGAAGATAGTTTTGATAACGATTATATTATATTATGAACGATTTAAGAGTAGTAAATTTAAGCACCTACACAAGCCCACAAATTGTAGAGAAAAGCAACAAGGAATGGGTTAGCTATGGCGCAGACAACAATTACTTCGCATACCTAATAGACCGATACAATGGTAGCCCAACAAACAATGCTATTATTAACGGAGTTAGCGAAATGATATATGGCAAAGGTTTAGATGCTTTAAACAGCAGCAAGAAACCAGAAGCATACGCTAAAATGATGTCTTTGTTTCACAAGGATTGTGTGCGTAAGTTATGCTACGACCTTAAATTAATGGGTCAATGTTCTATGCAAGTTATATACTCAAAAGACCGCAAGACTGTGGCACAAGTAGAGCATATTCCAGTTGAGAACTTAAGAGCAGAGAAATGCAACGATAAAGGCGAGATAGAGGCTTACTACTATTCTGACGATTGGAGTAAAGTAAAAAAAGCAGACGATTGTACACGCATACCAGCTTTTGGTTATTCAAAAGAAAACATAGAGATAGTATACGTTAAACCTTACAGAGCTGGGTATAAGTATTATTCAAGCCCAGACTATCAAGGTGGTTTACAATACGCAGAGTTAGAGGAAGAAATAAGTAACTATCATTTGAACAATATTCTTAATGGTTTAGCACCATCAATGCTCATCAACTTTAACAACGGTACTCCAAATGCAGAGGAACGTCAAATGTTAGAGAATAGAATATATCAAAAGTTTAGCGGCTCAAGTAATGCTGGTAAATTTATATTAGCGTTTAACGACAACCCAGAGAGTGCAGCAACAATAGAGCCTATACAATTAAGCGATGCGCATAACCAATACCAATTCTTAAGTGATGAGAGTGGTAAAAAGATTATGGTAGCACATAGGGTTGTAAGCCCTATGCTTTTAGGTATTAAAGACAGTAGCGGTTTAGGTAATAACGCAGACGAGTTAAAGACTGCTTCTATACTAATGGATAACACTGTTATTAGACCATTTCAGACACTTTTAATAGATGCCTTTGATAGTATATTAGCTTACAATAATATTAGCTTAAAACTATACTTTAAGACCTTACAGCCTTTAGAGTTTACAGACCTTGAAAACGTAGAGGATGAAGAAACTAAAGAAGAAGAAACTGGTGTTAAATTAAGTAGAGAATTAGCAGACAACGAAGCTGACCATATTTTAGAAAACTTACAAGGCGAAGAAGTAGACGAAGAATGGGAGTTAGTTGAAGAAAGAGAATATTCAGAAGATAATACAGACATTGATGTTTGGGCAAATGAATTAATAGAGCCAAAGAAAAACTTGTTACAAAAGTTTGCTGAAAGAATACCAAACCTTAAAAAAGGTAAAGGCGATTTTTCAGTATTAGACAAAAGCTATTACAAAGTACGTTACAGATATGCGGAAAAATATAGCAGTACTAATACAAGAACTTTTTGTAAAGCACTTATGGCTCGTAATATGGTTTATAGAATTGAGGATATAGATGCAGCTTCTGATAAGGGTGTAAATGAGAGTTTTGGTCATAAGGGTAAAAAGTACGATTTGTTCCGTTGGAAAGGCGGTGTGAACTGTGGACATTATTGGGCTGAACAATTATATAGGCTAAAGAAAAAAACAAACGGAAAGTATATTGAAAAATCTGACAAGATTAAAGATTATGTTGAGGTTGATGATATACCAAAATCTTATAAAGGCAAACCAAGAGGATGGAAAGATGCAAAGAAAGCACCTAAAGATATGCCTAATAACGGACATCATCCAAATTATAACAAATAACAAATGGCAACAGCATTATTTATAAGCACAAAAGACCTTAAGAAAAACTCCATCATTGATGGGAATGTAGACATTGACAAGATGCTACAGTTTGTTAAGGTTGCACAGCAAATAGACATACAGAACTTATTAGGTACGGACTTATACAACAAGATTAGTGCTGACATTATAGCTGATAGTTTAACAGGCGATTATTTGACATTGGTAAACACATACGTTCAGCCAACATTGATTTGGTTTGCGCAGATGAATTACATACCATTTGCAGCGTATACAATTACAAATAAATCTGTACTTAAACACAGTAGCGAAACAGCACAGAACGTAGACAAAAACGAGGTAGATTATTTAGTTGGAAAAGCAAGGGAATACGCAAACTACTACTCAACACGATTAGTAGACTATTTATGTTTTAACAATAACTTATTCCCAGAGTATTTAAGCAACACTAACGAGGATATAAGCCCAGATACAGACACAACCTTTAACGGATGGGTTTTATGAAGTATAAAGTAAAAGAAATAAACCTTAACAAGCTAAAAGAGTATATAGAGAGCAAAAGCGAAAAAGAGGCAAAAAGGTTTTACAAAGAATTTAAAGAGAAGAAATGACAAATCCTAAATTAGCATTAATACCAAGCGGATATAAGACTGCTACTGTATATTCTATTTTGCCGAATAATGGAGCTGGCGATTTTACATACGAGCGTAATGGTAGCGCAACAAGAGTGCGTAAGGATGGTCTTATTGAAGAATTGACTGTTGATGATACACCAAGATTAGATTGGTTGAATAGCGATTGTCCATCACTCTTACTTGAACCTCAACGCACAAACTTACAAGCGTATAGCGAAAACTTTAGCGGTGCAGCTTGGAGTACATCTGGCGCAACTATAACCGCAAATAGTAGTATATCTCCAAACGGAGAATTAACCGCAACTAAATTAGAAACTACATCGTCTGTTGATTCTTTAAATGGGTTTTTGCAAATTACTGCAAACACAGAATACACTTACTCTCTTTTTGTAAAAGCAGATACAACAAGTATTTGTAAAATTGAGTTGTATGATACACTATCTGGTGGTGCAAGTTACTATTATGGGTTGGTTAATTTTGATATGTCTACAGAAACAATTACTACTAGCCTTGCTACCGCAAGTTTTGATAAACTAGATGGTGGTTGGTATAGATTAAAAATAACCGCTACTTCGCCAAATCCGTTACAAGGTGGTGGAACGGGTGCGAGTATATCTCTAACACAAGCTGGAAGTATATTTATATGGGGTGGACAGATGGAAGCTGGTGGGTATGCTACAAGCTATATTAAAAACGTAGATGATATTAATGGTGTAACAAGATTAAAAGACGAATGTTTAAATGGTGGCGATGCTGATTTGTTTGACATTACAGAGGGTACATTTTTTGTTGATGCAGTAAATTTTAGTCCACCTTTAAATGGTTACAATATGATTACTTTAAGTGATGGTAGTAACAATTTTGTTAGGTTTATATATGAAAGTAGTAGAATAAGAACAAGTGTTGAAAATGGCTCATCACAACAAGATTATTTTATTACTGGTGTAAATGGTAATGAAAGAAATAAAGTGGCTATAACATTCAAGGAAGATGAGTTTAAAGTATATCATAACGGAGTTTTAAAAGATACAGACACAAGCGGAGATATACCAACTGGATTAGATAAATTAAACTTTGCAAGTCAAAGCGGTACAAGTAGACATTTCGAGGGTAAATTATATGACACAAGAGTTTACGACAGAGTATTAACAGAAGCGGAAGCAATAACACTAACAACAATATAATGAGCTGGGGAAAAATATACGAAACAACTTGGTGGGGTAATCCAACAGTAAGCGGATGGGGAAATATTTACTATCCTTATACAGACCCAACACCTACACCTTTCTTTGAGATATTAGCAGAGAATGGCGACTTTTTACAAACAGAACAAAACGAATATATAATAATAGAATAAATTTAAAAAAATGGCAAATAAAAAATTTAGTGAATTTACAGTAAAAACTGACCCAGCAAATGTTGATTTCTTGGTCGGTTATGATGGTGCGGATAATGTCCGTATTGACCCAGCTAATTTAGGTGGCGGTGGCGCATCAGACTTGAATGGTCTTTCAGATTGTTTAGTTGACACAGATAGCTTGTACGTTGGAGAAGTGCCAAGCGGTTTAAGTGGTAACCCACAAGGGAACACCACAGTTGGAATTGACGCTGGTAATGCTTTAACTACTGGTACTAATAATACTTTTATTGGAAATGACGCTGGGTTAAATGTAACAACTAGTGCATCTAACACCGTACTTGGTTCTAATGCGCTTGGTTATCACAATGGAAATAATAACGTAGCAATTGGCACAAATGCTATGCAAGGTTCTGCCTCTTTTACTGGAACTGGTACTGATAACGTTGCTATTGGTTATAATGCTGGTTCTGGTTCTTCGCCAACAGCGTTTTCAAATAGTATTTTAATAGGTAAAGATGCTGCGACAAGTCCAAATGGTATAAGTAATGCCATTGTATTAGGTAATTCAAGTCATACTACTTTACAGATACCTGGAATCCAAAGCGGTGCAAGTAATGGCGATGTATTAACTTTTAATTCAAGTCTTGGTAAATTAGAATTACAAGCTGCTGGTGGTGGTGGTGCTTCTGATTTGAATGGTTTGAGTGATGTTGAAATTGACACAACTGATAATAGTTCATATTTTATAAATATACCAAGTGGAATTAGTGGTCAATTTGCAGAAAGAAATTTAGTTATTGGTATTGGTGCTGGTAATGCTATGACAAGCGCTGATAGTACTGTAGCGATTGGATTTAATGCTTTGAATAATTTAACAACTGGATTTGGTAATACTGCTGTTGGAAGGGAAGCTTTAGCGACAGAAGATACAAGTAGTAGAAATACTGCTTTTGGTTATCACGCATTAATTAATGCAAATTCAAGTAGTTCGAACGGATATAATACATCTTTTGGATATAGTGCTGGAAAAATGGTTTTTTCTGGTTCGCAAAATACTTGTATTGGTGGAAATGCTGGTTGGTTTAGTTATCCATCTACAATGTCAAATAGTACAATGTTAGGATATAACGCATTACCATCAACAAACAATGCTTCTAACGAAATAACTTTAGGTAATTCAAGCGTTGCAACTTTACGTTGTGCAGTTACTTCTATTACATCTTTATCAGACGAAAGAGATAAAACAGACATAAAAGATTTAGAATACGGACTTGCTTTTATTGATGCTTTACAACCAAGAGAGTTTGTTTGGGATAATAGACCAGAAATTTTAATGGATGAAGATGAAGATGGTAATACAATAGAAACTGAATTTTATTCAGCTAATAAAGGTAAAAAAGATTTTGGTTTCATAGCACAAGAAGTTAGAGAATTAGACAACGATACTTTAAGATTAGTTTATACTGAAAATGAAGAAAAGCTTGAATTAAGTTACGGTAAACTTGTGCCGATATTAGTTAAAGCAATACAAGAGTTAAAAGAAGAAGTTGAATTGTTAAAAGGATAATTTGTATATTTACATAAAAATATAACTATGGAAATTACTAAAGAACAAATCGCAAGAGTAAATCAAGTCATTAACACGCTTCCTATTGCAGTATTAGCACAAGCACAAGAGATTGTAAAGATACTGAATGAATCAATACCAAAAGAGGATGATTAAGATTGGTAAATATGCCTTTAAAGATGAGTCTACTTCTGACGCTAAAATAACTGCGTTAGGGGTAGATGATGAGGGCAATGCTACTCACGGACACGCTATTGTAAAACTTGGTCATATAGTTTTAGAGCAAGGCGAATACGATGCAGAAGGTAATGAAATAAAAGCACCAGTATTAAGCGACAAGTATCATTTAGACGTAGCTTGGAAAGACCTTGAAAGTCATCCTTATGGGTGGAAGTCAAGCGCAGTAGCGGTTACTGATGGTAATGGTGTACATAGTTTTTATGGGATTAACTATCAAGAAAATAAGATGTAATGGTAAGAGGATTAAGATACATAGCAGATAAAATAGAACAGTTTCAGTTTTGGTTAATCGCTAAATGGAATAACTTTCTAAAGGGTTTGATGCTATGACAGTAGGAGATATAAGGCTAGCCTTTTTTAATGCTATATCTTTAGGGGTTAGTTTTACGCAAGTTGAGAACAGTTTAAAGATTATTCTTTTATTAGCTTCTATTGTATATACGTTTCAGAAGATATACGAAACGCAGAAGAAAAAAGATAGCGGTGCAAATGACAAAGAACTTTAAAATAAAAGAGTTTGAATGTAAGGGTGGATGTAATATGCCTTTAGAGGTATATGAGAACATTATTAAACTTGCATCACAACTACAGTTTTTAAGAGATTATACTGGTAGACCTATAACTATCAATAGCGCATACAGATGCCCAGACCACAACGCAAAGGTAGGCGGCTCAAAAACTTCACAACACTTATTAGGCAAAGCTGCAGACATAACTATACAGAGCCTTAAACCAGCAGAGGTATACAGAATTATAGAGGACTTAATAGATATGGGACATATGCTACAAGGCGGTTTAGGATTGTATGAAAAAAAAGGCTTCGTACATTACGACATAAGAAAGACTAAAGCAAGGTGGAATGGGTGATTACAAAAAAAAGAACGGAACTACAAGAGTAGGCGATGCTTTAAGATGGCTCGTAAAACAAGGCAAAGATGTAGCACCAGAATTATTGTCGGTTGTTGGTAGTGTTACTGGTATAGAACAATTAAAAGACCTTGCAGATAAGATAGGTAAAGACGATAAACTATCGCAACCAGATAAAGAACTTCTACTTGAAGAACTGCGTTACGATATGTTAGAAATGGAAGAAACCACAAAGCGATGGGTAAGCGACAACCAAACAGACAGCTACTTAACACGCAATATAAGACCATTAACACTCGCCTTTTTAACCGCTACACTATTTGTATATATAATATTAGATAGCTCGTTAGAAGGCTTTAAAATAGACCCAAACTGGATAGACTTACTTTCTTCACTTTTATTATTAGTCTATGGTGGGTATTTTGGTA